AATTACACCGTAGTTAGGAGTGTTTACCATGAATGGTTGATTCACAGGTATCCTTACTCCACCATCATCAGGGTTCGTTTGCCTGTCTAATGCTAGATGCCAAGTTCTTGGACTACCAACATATTCAGCGTGAACCCATTGTTTTAGCAAAGGTATATTAATTCCTTGTGTTGCCCCAATCGCACCTGTGCTTAAAGCTTGATGAGATTCCGTTCTTGCTATTAATAAACTCCTTGAAACATTTATCTTTCCTTCTCTAAGAAGCTGAATAGCCATTGCGTTTGTTTCGTTTGTAGAAAGGTTATTAGCCCTTCCATAAGCAATAACATTATTTAGTATCTTGGCTATCTCGTTATCAGTTGTGTTTTGTATGCCGTACATTTTTGGGCCACTAATCGAAACCCAATACGACAACATAAACGCTAACCACTCATCCATAATGTTTAACGGATCAAGGTCAAAATCTTCAGCTTTCTTATACTTGTCAAATATCTTTTGATACCTCATAGCAGTATAGCCACCAGTACCTTCGTACAAAGTTCGTAAAATATTGCTAATCTTATCTTGGTTGAAAAATGTCTTGTTATAGTTAGCTAGTTGGAATACACCCATCTCTTTTACCAACTCCGCAGCTTTGTTAAAATCACTTTGTAAGGCCTTTTCTATTTGTGGCCTAAACTCCGTGATGGACTTCCTCGCTATGGTTTGTTGCAAATTGAATTGCTGAGAAGGTTGTAATATCTTGGACATCCATATTATTTTACAGGAGGCAAATTATAATCTCCTTGTTGTTGAGCATCTCTTGGATTCTGCAACATTGTTAACTCATCGATAGGAAGATACCCAGCAGGAATAAAGATAGAGTTCATGACATCATCTTGAACAGTATCGTATCTCATTGCTTGTCTTTTTTCGTTAGGTGTAATCCACCATGATTGAGAAAGGATAGCAGATAACTCTTTCATATCCTCTTGCAACTCTGGGAACACAGTAATATCAAAATCGATATAGTAACCTTGTCCAATTTCATTCTCAAAGAATCTATTGAACGCATCACGAATTAAAACTAATTCAGGAAGTACTACTTGAGTAAGCATTTCCTTTTTAGCCTCTTTCATGTTATTGTAAGTCTTATTATCAGGATCGTTAAATAGTGCAGAGTTGACTCCGTACACATTACACAACTCACGAAGTGTAATCTTCTCTGATTCTAACAACTGAAGGTCAACAGGAGATAATCCCATATTAACCCAACCCAATTTAGCACCTGCAATTAAAATCTTACCAGCATTTTGAATAATGCCTCCTTGCGTTTTAGTTCCGTACTGATTGTAGAAATCTTCTTTTAACTTACCAGCTTGTTCAGGGCCGAAATCATTTGATTCATCTGCATACAAGATACCCTTAGGCCCTTGATTCTGCAACATACCTACAGAGGTATCCTTAGCATCGTTACTGCGTTGAACAGTTCTGTAAGCAGCTTGTAAAGGCGATAGTCCATATAATTGTTGTCCATTAGTGTTGAAGTAGGGGTTGAAGTATTTTAAGTGGATTACATCTTTAGCATCCAACTGATCCCACCCAACTAATGTGAAAGAGTAGCCTTCAACCCCATTGATAGTACCATCGCTAATGATAGCGACATATTGGGATGGGAGAGTAACAAGTTCAGCAACCTTACCACTAGCTAATCTATTAGCCCATATGTAAGAGTTACCTGTAATAAGTTTATAGCCAATAATATTCTCAATAAACTCAGAGAATGATTGGTATGGATTTGGTCTTTCTAATAATTTGTTTAGCGGACTATCGGCAATCTCATCAACTGCTTTAATCCTTACTAACTCCGCACGAGCAATATCTGCCCCACTTGATGCGTTAGCCATCATAGATTTATAAGTGTTCAAGTCTTTTTTACTCTTAACCTTATAAACATAGAATGGAACTGTAGAGATTGTTTTTGAGATACGCTTGATGATAGAATAGACTTCGCTATTGTTATCGTAATCCTGTACGAACTTGGCATAGTCTAAATTTGGGTAAAGCGTTCTACCGCCTATTAAACCACCAAAATCACCAAATGGGTTATTAAGGTTCGTATTTTTTCTAGGGGCTGCCTTTTGTTTAAAAGGATTAACCGCACTTAGTATGTCCGTTAACTTCACTATATGATATTTTTACAAAAGTAACAAATTTTTAGTCTAAACCACATTGCTTCGCAATCTAAACCACCCATCCTCTCTTTGCTTTCGCATATTTTGAGTATATCGCATAACGCATGGCATCCATCAAGTGGTCACGAAACTTAACAGGCTCATCCATTGTGTTGCCATCATGATCCGTTTTCCACTTGTAGTTTTTAATCTCATCTAACAAATCTAAGGATTCTGATTTTACAAATAGCGGAAATGATTTAACCTTATTAATTCCTGCGAACACATCTTTAGTAGCAGACTTTAAATTAAATCCTGCTTTGTTTACCTCGGCTATTGTTTTTGGTTCGGCAGCATCTGCGAATATCTCATCCCTACGAGATAGCCCCATAGACTTTAATCGGTCTATTAGGAGTGAGGTTGACATCTTAGTATCATATATCAGTTGCTCGACATAAATGTCACCATCGAAGTTCTTGCACCTTACAAGGGCAGTCTGGTTGTTATAACCAAAGTCAAGTCCGTAAAACACATCTCCACCTTCAGGGAAGTTCCTTCTTCTTCTCCAATGGCTATAAATCGTAGCTTCACTAATTGCTCTTTCGCCTAATCCGTAAACTCTCCAGTATTCGTGGTCGGCATCCTTCAATCTTTCAATCTCGGCAATAATGGTTTTATCTAAAAACGGATTATCCTTATAAGTCGTGATGGTAAAGTCGGTATCTTCTCTAGGAATGACCTTATCGTAAATCCAAGAGTAATAATCGGAAGGATTATAATCAAGTACGATTTTATCCGTAGTTCTTAGGGCTAACTGCATCCAAGATTCGTAGTTAACCTCATTGGCCTCATTTATAAACAGATAGTTTCTTTTTCGACCTCTAATCTTCTGAGGCTGGTCTGTAGATACAAATTCTACCGTGTTGCCATTAAGGAAGTATAAATTCTCTGATTTGTTGTGCTTCTCCTCCGAGTAGAGTTTATACTTGGATAGTATCTCAATAAAATCCCTCATAACTGATCCCTTGATACTTGGTAGGGATGAACGGCAAATTGTTAGGGTTTTACCTCTTTCTTGCAAAAGCTTAACTATAAACCAGGTAAGCACATTGTAAGTCTTTCCTGACCTCGTACCTCCTTGCATAACAGAGATTCTCTTCTTTGAGTTGTTTAGTACCTCAAAGACAACATTGGTGGTTACTTCCATAGAAATAAATTAAAAATTTTGGTTTGCTCAAGACAAAGCTAATCCTTTTGGTTTTATAGTAAAGTAGGGGATATGCACCATAAAGTGGATTAAATGACACTAATGAGTGCATAATGCGTCATAAAATTCACATTCTGATATGCTTTTGTGCTTTATAAGGCACTTTATCAATCATTCTTGAGCCGATTGTCAATCATTTACGGCTCATTTGTCAAGTTTTATATTTACTTTTTGATTGATAAAGTAAAATAATAGCTTTACTATTTTACTTTGAGTAAAATTACTCAGTCCATTGAGTAATCGTTGCATTTTATACAACAGTTCATTATTTATCTCCGTTCACGGAACATGAACAACCAAAATAAGTGAACACTATCAAAACTTGCATATTTTACATTTTATGATAGTTGTAGTTTACATTTCCATATAAATCGGTAACAATACTACCGAATTACCACTGACTATGTCACAATTTTAGAAATATTCATCCCACTAATTCGGATATTGGCCGAGTTCCACTTCCGAATTTGTCAAGTTTTTTGATTCATTAACTTGACATATATTTCCATTTTGCATGAATTTTACATTAGATTTCATGCAATCTAATTAAAGGGCATTTAGAAGCGTTTTAAGACACTCTACCCCTTTTTGGATAGATAGTACTACTCAAAGGCAGATATGCCCTAGAATCGCCTTAAAATGCGAATAAACACTATTCTCATATCCTACGGATCTATTCTTCGTAAATATCCATCTCATTAGGTAGTTCTACCTCTTTATCAAACTCGTAAAGTGGGATATCTTGGATATTAGCAGCTTCGGTAGCTGGAACCACGAATCCACTATCCTCAAGTTGAGCGTTTTCATCACCATCTAACTGCTGAGCACCATTAGACAATTCTTCTACATGACTAGCCTTTAGGACATTAACAGTAATCTGCTTAACCACATCTCCTTCATGAGCAACCTCTTGCCTTTCGATATAGCCTCTACGCTTACCCTTGGTTTTTAACAGGAACATTGTAGCCAAGGTATCACCCTTAGCAATCCTTTCCATTAACTTATGCTCACCGAAGTCAAGCATAATCTCCTCAGGCTCTATTTCAGCCAATCTTTGTCTAAACTCAGGATCTTTATCACACCAGGCCTTATATTGACCTCTACCAACCCCTGCTGATTCACAAGCAATGGTGATATTGCCAAAATTCTCCTTGTAAGCTATGATAAAAGCTTCTTTGCTAATATCTCTGAACTCTGCATTCATAATTGTATTGGTTTTAGCATATTACTGCGTAATCTGAACTCTGCATTCATATTATCGGTTTTTAGTTGGTGTTCGGATAGATGTGATATGTACTACCTTCTCTACCTTGATATGGTCAAAGCTAAGTACACTTTCGCACTTAGTACACTTGATGGTATGTTCCCTTATGGAACTCTCCCAAACATAATCCTCTGTAGATACTCCGCATTTACATCTGTAAGTTCTCTTGGCTACTGTGTCTTTCATATTATAATAAATTATAATGGGTTATATGGAAAATAAAAAAAATCAGAATGTGAAAAAACATTAAAATATTGTTTTATATCAGAATATTGGAGGGCACAAGGGATCTACGAAAATTTCCGTACGAAACAAAGTGGTAGGGGGTATCCCTCCCAATTACATATAAATACTATTATGTTAAATAGACTTTGTGTCATGCTTTGCCCTCCCTTGTTTTGCCCTATTTTACCCTTACTCCCCTACCCTATTATGCCAAAAATATGTATTTTTACTTTATTGATTGTTATGGCTCTTTTATGGCCTAGCTAAGAATTGGGTATTAATACTTCTATTAAATGTAGATATAAAGATATCCCTATATTAGTAATATACAATATACTGATAATATACAATATACTATTTATATACATTGTATTAAGTTACTTATATAATGTATATACTAATATAATGTATAAAGATTTAGGGTAATTTATACCCCTATTTTATACCCCATAATATTTTCCAGGGTTTCTGATATTAAAATTTTTATATATATGTTTATGATCTAATTAGCCTAATTAATTTAATTATTTTTAATATTGTTTGAGTTTTGTATTAATATAATCCTTACCTTTAAATATCATTTAACCTTAAAACACTAACAAAATGACACAATTAACCGAGGTATTATTACCCATTTTATTCACTTGTTTAGTTACTTACTTTATCGGATCTGTAGCTAGATTATTAATTCATTTATTAATTAATGAACAATGCAAGTAATAAGCCTATTAGAATTTATTTCTATTGCTGTAGTATTTATTTTACTATATGCCTTTATTAAAACACTATTAAAAAAATAACCTTTAAACCTACACACAATGAAAACAGTATTTAACAATTCAGAACTAGCGCACATCTACGCTAATCAGAGACAGCAACACGGCCGCAACTCAAACGGGTCTTTTTATTTTGAGGGAAAAACTATTTATAGTTATGGGAGTCACTTTCCTATAGCTAAAATAATAGCAAATGAAAGCGGAGATAATTGTATGTTATTTACATATAGAACATACTCAAACACTACAGCAAAGCAAATAAGTATTTTAAGGAGTGCAACACGACAATATAAAAAGATATATTGCCACACTCCAAACGAAAGCCACTCAAGTAACTTTGCTAGTTGGTTGCAATTATCAGAACATCAAGCGGCAAAGCTGCAAAAGGCTAAAAAGCCCGAATTATATTTAAACGAGTTAAGCCGATTAAATAACGAGGTTTTTGAATATGCACAATTTTTTAACCTTGCAATACCCCCAACTCTTTTAGCTGTTTTATCTATTAAGGATAAAAGCGAGAATTTAGAATATATGAGCAAAAAGGCCATATTAATAAAAGAGGAGAAAAAACAAGCGGACAAAATACAAAAGCAAGAATTTAAAGAGGCTATTAATAAGTGGTTTAATGGAGAAACTCAAAGACTATATAAACGCTGCAATATTGACTTTTTAAGAGTTAAGGAAAACAGAGTAGAGACTACTCAAGCCGTGCAAATACCTATAGAGATCGCAAAGAGATTGCATAGCAAAATAAAATCAAACACTTTAAAAGTAGGTGAAAGCCTTTTAAGTTACCGAGTGGATCAAGTCGGGGACATTATCAAAATAGGCTGCCACAATTTTACCCGTAAATATTTGCTACATTTCGGATCTAAACTAGCATAGATCCTAGCCTTTGCCCAAATGGTGGGTTTATAGGTTCGACACCTACAAAGGCTCTATTTTAAACCAAAAAAACACAATATGACAGCTTTAAAAAATGTCTATATTTTTAATGTGATCACTTATAGTGATGATTTTAGCTTTATAGTCAAGTCAAAAAAAGAGGTGAAAGTGATCCGCACTAATTTCGAAACGGCTTACAATTATACCCGTTTAAAGTATCCAATGAATAAAGGATACTTTTTGGAGCTAGAAAATAGTTGCAGTTTATACACCTACAAAAACCACCGCAAAGGTTGGTTAGAATATTTAGCCAAATAAGGCGAAATAAGGCCGTAAAAAATAAATCTAATAATATGCCACCAAATTAAAAAGATATCGCAAATATAGGGCTAAAAATGAGCTTAAAATTGATTTTAGGAACTATGCCGCTATGCATATAGCCGCCAGGCAAAGTCATATTAAAATTTTAATTAATGTGATATGCTCGGCTACATACGGCAAAAACCTAACAAAAATCTATGGCAAAAACCTTTGGCAAAAACCCTTTAAAAATCTGCGATAAAAATCCCCTAAAAATTCGTGACAAAAACCTTTATATAACAAAAACTTTCTTTACTTTTAATAACACAAAAAACCTTTATGATTACAAAATTTACATTTCCAAACGAATGCACTTCGTTAAAATCAGTCGGATCAGAAACAAGCAATAGATTTAATTCTGTACCAAAATACATGGCATCAAAAATGCTTTTTTGGGGAGATTTATATACTATAGTTTATAACTTTTTATGTGCAGACATAGATACCTACGAAGAGGCAAAAGCTTATTTTTTAGACCATATTGATTTTGATTGCTACAAGGAATTTAGCGACAAAAAAATATGCCTTGCATCATCATTTTACTTTTATTTCGACAAATAATATATAACCAAAAAAAACAATTATGTTAAAGCAAATCTATTTAGAACTAATCAGAAGCGGAGTTAATCCAAGACATTACACCTTGCCAAATCATGTTGAAGAAACAGATGGCCAAATTGACCTAGATAAAAATCTGTATGTGCAAATAGGCGAATCTTATTTGATCCTATGGCAATCTGTAGAAGGTGGCGAAAAAATGATACAAGAGGCAGTAGTAAATAAAATAAATAATACTACAGCAGTTCAACAATTTATTAATAAAGTAAAATCACAATTAAACTAAACAAAATGAAAAACACAAAACAAAACACAATGAAAAATTTACTTGAAATTGAAGGAAACTATCATTCAACCAATGCGTTCGTGCAGCAAAACAATTTAGAAAATACTGCTATTAAAGTCCTAGGTGAAGGATGGGAAGCAGAAGATGATTGCGGACAAATTCAAGATATTATCGATTCTTTAGGGATTGGTAAATATTCAGTTGAATGCAATCAGAATATTGATACTGATGGAGATGACATTGAGGTAAGAAAAATCTCAGATACAACGAATAAAGATATCGACAAAGCATTTACGCAAATAATATCTTTATATGACATATGTGATGAGTTAGAGGTGTATGGTGACTATAAAGCATCTAAAATGATGAGAGATAAATTAAATAAAATCGGCAAATTCATTCAATCCCTAAAAAATTAATTTTATGGCAACAGATTTAAGATGTCCAAATTGTATGGACAATTTAGGAAAAGATAAAGAGAACGAGGTAAACGCTTGGTGTGGCACTTGTTCAACTGAATTTTTTAATGCTTACGGCTATATTGTAGATTTAGAGCATTACAAAGAAGTACGAAAAAAATACCCTAGTAAAAAACTACCAAAACCAATAAATTAACTTATGGCAAAAATTTTAGTGGCTTGTGAAGAAAGCCAAGCAATAACTATAAAGCTTCGTGATTTAGGTCACGAGGCTTTTTCGTGTGACATATTACCTTGTAGCGGTGGCCATCCCGAATGGCATCTACAAGGCGATGTTTTTAACTATGTAAATAATGGTTGGGATTTAATGATCGCCCACCCACCTTGTACCTATCTGTCTGTTAGTGGTGCTATGCACTTGTATAACAAAGATGGATCTAAAAATCTTGAACGATATGCAAACCAAAAACTTGCTTTAGACTTCGTACAAAAACTTATGGATGTGCCGATCCCACGAATAGCAATAGAAAATCCCGTTTCTGTTATATCGACAAAAATCCGTAAGCCCGATCAAATTGTGCAACCTTGGATGTTTGGAGATGAAGCTACTAAAACCACTTGCTTATGGCTCAAAAACCTTCCAAAGCTAGAGGCCACTAAAATAGTAGATAAGGGTAAATTTTTTACTTGGATTGATAAGAAAACAGGCAAAGAAAAAAGACAGGCACAATGGTATGCCGATGCTTTTATGAAGCACGGATTGAATAAAGAACAAAGGAGAACGGCTAGATCAAAAACTTTCCAGGGCATGGCCCAGGCGATGGCAGAACAATGGACTAAAAATCTTTTATGAAAACTTTAACATAAAAATCTGAAATAATAACAAAAACTCCTTAATTTTACCAAACAAAACAAAAAACCCATCTATGAATTTCGAATTAATCACCGCCAAGTATGATTGCAGATGCAGTCTTACTGGCAAAAACTTCAGTCGTGGTGACCAAGTTTACTACAATTATGAGGCAAAAACCTTTCTTGATCCTGTGTATCACGAGAACATTATGAGTCAGCAAAAATCTCGTGGGGCACAATCCTACTTTGAACGACACAAAAAACTTAACAAGATTTACCCTAACACTTAAAGTACTATCCCTACTAATTAAACAAATTATAATCGTTAGTGGGTTATCCCAATGGGAGTAGGGATATTTTAAACACCAACAAAAACCTTAAACACATGGCAAAATTCGAGTTCGTAACAGAAACAAATGTAGTAACGCAATCAGTAATCTACTACACTAGAAAAGATGAGTTATTCATGGAGAATAGCTTAAGTCATAGCAAAGAGAAAGCTTATGACAGATTCATAAACATATCTAGTGGAGTAAAGACTGAACCTATTGTGCAAGTACTAGAAACTAGATATTCAATCACCCAATAAAAATCTGCAATCGTGCACCCAACCCCATCACATCTAAAACAAAAAGGGCTTCGTGACTATTTCATGGTCACAATCGATGCCCACAGGATTAAAAAGGATTACCTCTATCGTGGTATGTTTATTCATTGGGATAGCAAAAAACCCTTAGATAAGTTCTACTACTGGAGAGGAGATTATTTTACTTCTATTGAAGGAGCTATGCGATCTATTGACCGCCATTATAAACTATATAAAAAACTAAAAAATGCTGATTAGAGATTATCGTGCCCTATTAAAATATGGCGATATAAAAAAGATTTGTGAGGTAACGGGCTATTCACCCTACCTAATAAAAACTCGTTTAGCTGCGGCTGATGAGGAGATGATAGAAGTTGTAGAAGCTTTCTACGCAAAAAAGATTGAACAACTTAAAAACTCTATCTATGAACATCAAGAATAAAATGGACTACTGGGCTATACCTTCTATTCGTAAGACAAAGCTCAACCCAAGACAAAGAGAAGCCATTGCTAATGAGATTATAGCCAAGGTATGTACCTATTACAATATCACTAATGAAGAGATTAGAGGTAAAAAAAGGTACAGAGGCATTGTAACGGCTAGGCATATGTCTATGTTCTTAATTAGAACTAGGCTTAAGTTAAAGCTTAAAGCTATTGGGGATTTGTTTGGCCGTGACCATAGTACTGTCATGCACGGTATAGCATCTATACAGGATCAATCCGATGTAGATGAGTTAGTTAGTACTGACATAGAAAACCTTATCAATATTTTATAAATCAAAACACCAAAAACTATGAGTGATTTTTCAAAATGGGATGAGCAAGAACAAAGATTGTTCGTTGCTAAAATCATCCACAACATTAACTATTCGCAGAACAATTTAGTACTTATGAAAGCTTTAGTAGAGTTATGGGATACATACCCAGTTCGTGAGGCATTGTTCTTTACACAAAATTTAATCAACCAAAAAACCCTACAAAATGGAAATGCAATTAACTAAGCCATCTTATGAGTTAATTAACAAAGACTCAATGCTACAATTAGCTACTGAATTAAGTCAGCTAATAAAAGAAAAAGGACTCTCAAGTAATATACAAGGTAAACAGTTTGTCAATGTTGAGGGTTGGCAATTCTGTGGTGCTTCACTTGGATTAATGCCTATTATCACATCAACTCAAGATTTATCAAATGAAACTGCTATTAAATATATGGCGACTTGTGAGGTACGCAATATTACGACAGGTCAGCTCGTTGCTACTGGTATTGCCTTATGCTCGAATGCCGAAAAAACTAAAAGATACTTTGATGAATATGCTATTCTTAGTATGGCACAAACAAGGGCGATTGGCAAGGCTTATAGGAACTTACTTGCTTGGTTAATGAAAGCTGCTGGATTCGAGGCGACACCTGCTGAAGAGATGGACTTTGCTAAAGAGGAAGCACCTACCAAAAAACCTAAAGTAGTTGAGGTGGTAGCAGAGGAGATTCCTGTTGAGGTAGATCGTGATGCTATCATTAAAGATATACAAGCTGCTGCTAGGATGAAGGACTTGACTGATATATTCTTTTCTAATAAGGAATACATAGAAAAAGACCAACAATTAATGAAATTAATGACCGCTAAAAAAGAATCGTTAACAACAAAAAAGAAATAACATGAGTAATTTACTACCATCTATTGAATTAAATTCAATTACACCATCCAAATTTAGCATAGAACTGCTTAAGCAAGTAGTTGTATCACATTTCAGAGAAACAGGCGAGAATCCCCTTGAAATGCTCGTTAAAGCAGAAGCATTAGTTCAGTTGTTAGAAGGAATTAGAGCTGAGTTAAAAGAAGATGTTATCAGTCAGTTAGACTTGCATCCTCAAGGCAAGGCAATAGTGCTTGATGCTGAAATTAGCAGAATAGAATCAGGAGTTAAGTATGCCTATGATGGTGACCATACATGGCTTAAGTATAACCAAGAGTTAGAAGCTATTAAGTTTAAGCAGAAGGAAAGAGAGTCATTGCTTAAGACTATTAAAGAGCCACTGGTTGATCCTGAAACTGGCGAGATGATTTATCCTGCTCCAAAGTTTAGTACAACTACTTTTAAAATATCATTAAAGAAGTAATATGAAAGTATTAGCAATCATTAAATTTTTCTTTATAGCAGTACCAATAGCGGTGCTGCTATTAATATTCTGTGAAACTTATTACAAAATCAAATCAATAAAACGACTATTTTGATACTACAATTAGAACAAACAATAGATGTTTTAACCCCACTAGGCTATGGAAAAGCAATCGCATGGATTGATTACGGAACTGATACTAACACCATATGGAAAGTGGTGTGTTACGATACAGGAAGAGTGCGTAACTTTTACGATGATGACATACTCGTTTACCCAAATGAAATGGATGGCGGTAAGGTAGATGAGAATTATTTTTCTAAAAGGGAGTTCCATGAAACAAA